GAGAATAAGTTGTGTCTTTAGTAGATCATCAAATAGAAGTGTGAAACGGCGGCGCAGTTTAGAAATAAACTTCGTAAACTTCCATTCGTCTCTATTGATTTCAGCGGCACGACCAAAGTTTAGACCGGTCTGTTGTTCCAGTCTTGACATAGGAACGTTCAACGCTTGATATAGTTTGCGCTGGAAGTATTCGATGTCTCCCATTTCGCCTAGACCCTGACCACCTGGTAGAGTTTCAATCTGTGTGCCTCTACCACCTTCGCGGCGCGGCAACCAGAAATCTTCAAGCATTGACATAAACTTTTTATCGTCACGGATTTCGCCAGTCTGAGAATCGTAAACAACTTTGTTACGATACTGGTTCATGATACCCTTGAGATACTGTTCGGCTTTAATCTTTGGAAGATTACCAACGTCAACGTAGAATACACGGCGCTCCGGCGCTCTAGTGATACGATAGATGACTGCGGCATTTTCCATCATACGCAACTGATTTGCTGGGCGAATAGCCTTGTGCAAATAAGAAAGTGGCATGTTTCTGTCCATGTCCTTCAAGCCAGAAGGAACAAAGCAGATAGAATCTTTTTCGATGCGCATGGTGGCACCGGCTGTTGAAGTGAGTGAGGCAGCTGGAGTGAATGTCTTGTTTGGAACTAGACCGCGTTCATTGTAAATAAAATATTCTTTAATATCTTTAATGAACTCTACGCCCGTTTTTGTATCCTTTTCTTTAAGGATCTCTCTCATCTTCTTAATTTTTCTCGGGTCAATATAACGAATGTCCGTTAGACCCTTCTTTAGATTGGCAGTATCAACAACCTTATGGAAGAATAGTCTGCCATCAATATACCAATGTCTAAAGTAATCTTGCGCTCTTAGATTGAAGTCCAACATATTGAGAAGTGTTTGGAATTCCTCTTGCACCATTTTTTTAATATTCTTTGACAAATCTACTTCGTCAAGATCAAGTTTTACTGGTGCTTCGTCGTCAAGATTTGCAATTGAATCATTTACGATATCATCGATAGCAGTATCAATATCTGCCATCATAGAAATATCACGATACTTACGAATTAATTCTATTTCATTATTTGCGGTACCATCGATATCGATGTATGTACCATAGTAGCCACCGGCTCTGATAGTTTCTACGCCACCATCGTCCGTTGGCGCCACAAATGATTTCTCAGTTTGTGGCGCCGTAGACTTTTCAATTTTATAACCAAAAATCTGCATTAAATTATCCTAGTTGGATTGAATTATGCAGTCAGATAATGTGAGTAGTTAAAGGTTACTGTGAACTCTTCAATTACGTCATTCTGACCATACTGTAAACCAATTTCCGACATGTTAATCGGGAAAGCATTATAAAGAACATAAGTCATAAGTGGGTCGTCATTACGATCAAGATGTTCAACTGACATATCGACCTGATAGTCGATTGGATTTAGAATACCAGTGTTGGCTTCTAAATCGTTCATGCCATTCATCCACTCTTCGAATGGGCGACGAAGCGACATATTAGTATCATTGACAACTGTGATTGTGAACGGATCAAAGATGCGCTCACCTGCCAACTTAACTTCGCGGCCGCGATATTGAATGATTGTTGGGTTTACTGTTGACGCAGGAAGTGCCGCACCAGTAACCAGTAGCGAGTATTCTGTATCAGGCACCGAAGAAACGTAGCCTGGGAATGTTAGAATAACACGGAATTGGTTTGGTCTTGCACCACCAGCCCCTAGTAACCCCTTAAACTTTGAAATATCCATTTATAAATCTCCTATTTCTATTTAGTCGGGTTATTAGGCGCCAACTTCTGTGAACGATACTGAGGTACGAACCGCAACAAAGTTCAGGTAGATGAAGTTGATCGAACGTGCTGGCTTGATGTAGATATCAGCAACGAATTCGTTGCGGTCGATAACTTCGCCAGTGTTGTTTGTTTCATCGCAAACAACACGGAAGTCATAGATGCCACGACGGCCGCGAACGTCACGTAGAAATGGTTCAACCATCGAACGGAACTGTGCGCGACTAAAGACATCGTTGAACTCAAAGAGTTGATACTTAGCCGCAGTTGCGATAGCCTTTTCAAGAACAATGAATAGACGGCGAACGTTGATACGGTCGAATGCGCTTGGCTTAGCAAGAAGTGTCTTATCACCATACAGTAGAGTGCCTTCACCTGGGAAGGTAGCTACTGGGTTAACACCATTCTTGTAAAGTGTGTCGCGTTCTGTCTGATTTGGAGACCAAACTAACTTAACAACATTCTTGAGTTGACCGCGATTGAAGCCAGCAGGTGACCACCATGCATCGTTTGTTTGATCTGTGCGGGCGCATAGACCAGCAGTATCAGCGTTCAAAGGAACATTGATGTATGCATCATTATAGCGATCATATTGGCGCTTCCAACCGGAGTCCATAACGGCGTATGAAGTGTTGCGATTGATATCTTCTTGGCGATATTCAACGACATCGGCAGCTTCATTACCAGCATTGTTGTATACAGATGCAAGAGGTGGCGAAAGGAATACAACGCAATCTAGGCGAGCCAATGCAATGTTATCGATTGCGTGTTGAACTACGCTTGCGGCGTGACCCCCAGTTAGAACGAGTGAAATATCGACAATCTCTTTGTTTGCAAACAGGCTATATGCATCTTGCAGGTCGCCGGTTGACGGAGTATCAAGGGCACCACCATCTAAATCCATGACTAGAGGGTCTTGGCCAGTTGCTTGACCGTCCGCTTCTGTGCCATCGAATGCAGTTGAGGCAGGCGCACCCCAGTTTCTACCTTCTGGGTGATCCATCCACCAGACATACTGTGATTGCTGGTTTAGAACTTCTTTGTAGTAGTTGTTTGTACCATCTGCCAGCTTGTTACCAAGTTGCTTAGAAGCAAAAGCAAATCTTTCAACTACTGTACCGTTTGCACCCGAAAAACGACCAGCTGTATCGACAACTACAATGTGTAGTTCGTCATTTGAACAGCCAACAGCCGCAGCCTGCGCACTTGTGCCTGGTGCAGCATCAAAGTATGAAGCATACTCCCAGCCTGCAAACGAAGTTGCGTCGGCATATTGAACTTCGAGGCTGTTGCCGTATATACCAGGATATTTAGCAGCTACTTCACCATGGTCATTTGTGCTGCCTGATGCATAAACTGCTTCATAAACATCTTGATTTGGAATAAATACGCCAGTACCTTCTGCGGTAGCATTTAATGCGTCTTCGCCCGCTGCACGAACAAGCTGCAGGTTGTTGCCATATGCCAAGAAGTTGGCGGCAGTGAACCAGTCGGTGCTGTCTAGTGGTAGACCAAAATACTTGCGTAGTTCATTTTCTGAACCTACGGTAAAAATTTCTGATACTGGGCCCCAGTTGAAGTTACCTACAAACGCACCTGCCGAAGTCGATACGGCAGGAATAACGTTTGTTAAATCCTTTTCTGCTACTAGGACACCTGGCGATAATTGAAAAGCCATATTCTTCTCCTCGTTGTAAACTTGACAATATTAACTTGTCTTTTTATGTTTTTATTTATAAAAATGTGAAAGTTACAGTAACCAACCTGAGCGGCGAGGTTCATCATCATCTTGGGACACTGTCCATAAATCACCATTTGATACGAAATAGTCTTCTTGGTGTCCATTGCTTATTGTCCCAAATGGAGTTAGTTCATCCTCGATGCTGTCCATTTGATCTTTATACATCTTCTCACGAATGTCAACATTTGTCATATCTTTAAAGTATGGATTACTTGTCATCCATGCTAATAGAACAAGACTCATTACAAGGTCATCAAAGTAACCTTCGTCTGCCTGCCAAGACCCCTGCTTTTCAATGAAAGTAGAGAACTCGGAAATAGTTTCCGCATCAAATACTAATAATTTTTGTTCTTCGAGTAGAGATTTAAGGGCAAAACATCCCTGTCTCTTTACTTGCTTCGTCATTCTAACACCGCGCTGGGTCTTTGTACCAAAGCCAGGTGATAGATATTGCTTTAGTGCAGTCTTAACGGTAGTAAGAATATTATCATACTCTAACTCCATGTGTAAAATATCTGCCACTTGTTGACCGATATCATTAATTTCAACAAGAATATATGCCTTGTTGTATTCGGTACCTACCTTAGCTACGATGTTAGGAAACAGCATCGGAGCAATTTTATTATCACGATACTTAGCCACCAGTCTGTATGGCGCTTCGGTAACATCCAAAAGTGTGAAAGCAGAATAGTCTCCACCTACACCGCGAGCCGTATCTACACCCATTGCATAGATATGGCCTTCGATTGGTTCTTCGAAAATATCCAGTCCATCTTTCGTGTGAATAGGATCGATAGAACTCATAGCGCCCAAAGTCTTAGCACTAATCAGTGTGTTGCTTGAGCCAAGAAACTCACAGAGAACTTCTTGGTTGAACTTTAGTTCTCCAAGTAAGCGGAGCTGTTCTTCTGCCCATGCTTCATCTCTACCCGGAATTCTGTGGTAAGGAATGAACATTGGCACAAAGCCATTGTTACCCTTCTCCGCTTCATTCCAGAACTTCCAGAAGTGATTGTAGCCGAGAGGAGTAGAAGTCAGAAGAATCTTTGTTGTCTGACCAGCAGAAATGGTAGGATAAACAGAAGCAAAGAATTGTTCTGCGACGGTATTTGGAATAATTGCCGCTTCGTCAATGTATAGCCAGTTAACTGACTTACCACGAATACCAGATGCGGTTGTAGCAGCGGTAAAAATCTTAGAGCCGTTCTCCAGCTCTACGTCACCTTTGTTCCATGTCTTGACACCTTGCTGCATCCATAGCGGTAAGTTTTCATACATACCCTGATAACGAGCCATAACTTCACGGGCCGCAGCCGTCTTGTTGGCCATGATAGCGACCGTCTTGCTGTCTTGAAAGAGAGTATACCAAAGAATACAGGCTGCAGAGGTAATAGTCTTACCCTGCTGGCGTCCTTCCATCAGAATTGCTTTACGATTTCCAAGAATGTGAAGAACTTTTTCTTTCTGACAATCATACAACTTGAACAGCTGGAGACCATAGTCCAGTGTAACAATCTGACAATAGTTTTCAATAAAATAAATTGGATCTTCCTGGCACTTTTCAATTTCTGCCAGTTGTTCTAGTGTGAAGTTGTGTTTATGACCAATCGGCTTTAAGTTAATATTACCGTGGTACGAGGATTCCTCACTCATGATCTATGACTTTTGCTTTCTCTGCTTTCAATGCTTTGAGTAAATCGGAAGTGGAACCTGAAAAGATTATATTGTTTTGTGTATCAATATTCTGTTTCTTGGGTTCTTCTTCTCGTAATCTCTTTTTCTTGGCTTGCAAATCAAGAAGGTCTTTTGCAGCATCGCCAGTGGTTTTTATCAACTGACCTACAACTTCATACGCACGAGGACTATCGCTTGCGAGAGCGACATTCAACATACCATCGAGTGCCTGTTGACTGGTACCAATCAAATCGTTTAGTTTCTTTCGGGCCGCTAGATAATCATCCTCGATATCATCACCGGTGGACACAATTACTGGTACCGGTGGTTCTTCGACCACTGCTGGTAGTTTTTCTTCTTTCGAACTTAGAACTTCGTCCATGTGAGTGCCAAAAATGGCATCTAGTTTATCGTATTGATTATTCGTAGGCTTCATCAAATTGCTCCACATAACTCCAATCGTCTAGATAGGATGCATCATTAGGCGTATAGGTTACTTGATATTTAATTTTTTCAGAGGTGTCGGGATCAGGATTGATATTTGCATATGTATTTGCAATAGCAGTTTTAATGTAACCCTGCATATCAACTGGACCATAGAAGTTTACACCAAGTGTAAAGTTTAAATTCCATATGATTGATTGTCTCTGAGTAAACTCACCCTCGTAATTATCCTCATACGAAATATTCTCTAGTATAATTTGTAAATCTCTTTTGATTCCCATCTCTGGTATATCTGTGATAGACACACAAAAATCTGGATTGAAGAACGGTAAAATTTGTTCGATGATTTGAAGGCCGTCGTCCTGATTTTTAGTCATAATGAATAAAGAGATTGACAGATTATACGGTGTGCTAGTATATTGAACTCTCACTTTATCAGCATCATCTCCAACACCCACTGCTATATTCTTAGTAAGAATATTTAATTTCTGTTGTGGATTATATTGAAGACCCGTAATCTCAAAACCAATTCTCGGTAATGTAATCGCCACAGAAGCAGGGTCATTTCCAGATACCGCGGCAACTCTTGCTAGAAACTTATCTTTAGGTCCGTATGCCAACGGAACTCTAATTGACTGTGCAATTTCACCCGCTGCATTTTTGCGCTGAACCGTAAGTTGATTGAATATAGTTCCGAAAGCAATGATTGCTTTACGAATGTGCTGGTGATAGAATTGTTGTTTCAAAAACATTATGCCGCTGTCCTTATTTGAACTTCACCGAATGGATTAAATGCGGTAAAGTCTAAGAATTCACCTGCCTCTGTTTCAATATCGTTAGTCTGGTCTAGAGGGTCAACATTGGCTGTACCGCTCTGTTGTAGAATAATCGTGGCTGCCTTACTATCGAGGACATAATCTCCACTTTGCATAATAAGTTGCCATCCGAGAGTATCCTGTGTTTTACCATCTGTGATACTATCAATCTCTTCGATGCCAGTATTAATAGTCTCTGAGCTAAATTCAAATACTTGACAAGACATTTTATATGTGTAAATCTTACCGAGTTGGTAGAATGGATTTAGAAAATCCACATAATTGATTTGGAAGAAAGTCTTTGTCTTAGGAAAGAAAAGCAAATCGCCTTCCGCTGGACGTTCTGGTAGCTGTAGATTGACTGCATTACGACCCACAGATTCTTCCCAGCGGCGTCTAGCAACAACAAAAGTAGCATTCGATCTAAACTCAAAGCCAAACTTTGTCAATAACTCACCCTCACCCTCGAAACCTTCTGTATTTTCAAGATACATTTCTAGGGGATATGCCTGAGCAAAATATGATAATGGGTCTTCAAGTAGAATATTATCTTTGTTCATTATGGTTCTAGGTAGATAATAAACATCATGCCCATAAATTTTCATACTTTCGATAATCAAATCCTCCAGCAGACGTTGTTCGCCTGTTGTACCTGAAGTATTTCCTGATTGAAAGTAGAAGTTGGTAGGCACGATAAATTATACCGATGTTATCGTAAAGACTGCACTTGCAACTGCAGGTCTCACATAAGGTGTAGTTTGTGCGGCGGTGTATTCGAGACTAATTCTGTCATGATCGCTTAGAGCAAAGCGCAATTCAATATAATCGTCGGCCTCAATATCGTCAATAATCCATTGTTTGGCAAGTAGTTGATATACTGGGTTTACCAACCCACCACCTCTGATTTGAATCTTAACGGCAGTTTCAGCAATGTCAGCGCCATTCTTTGCTAACCAAATAAAAACATCACGCTCGGCATTACCAGTGCTTTTTACTTGCATTTCTAAAAATACTTTATAAGTACCATCGTTGGAAAGCACCACTCTAGATGGTTGGGCAGATGTGACAGTTACATCATCAGTTAAATGTGCAGTAGTATCTGTATACCAGTCAAATGCATACACAGTATTAGAAGCAGCGGCTGTTATGTTTGCTTTCTTGTGAAAACATCCTTGAGTGCGATCGGTATTGGATGGAGTTAAAATTGAAATGCCGCCTGGAGTTACACCATCTGATCTGCGAAGTTCCCCTGTAGTATCATCATAAAATATCTCTCCCCTGCGACCAATATAATTGGTGGCAACAGTACCACCCATGTTTGCCGTGAAAATTTTTCTAGTTGTTGCCATTTTTTATCCTACCATAAAATCGACGGGCAGCTCCGAACTCATTTGCATGTCTGCACGGATCATTCTAATTTCTTCTACCGCTTCATCATAGACTTGTTGTCCGTTCATGACAATACCGCCTGGTAATTGCATTCCACCGAACTTCTTCATGTTATCACCCCATTGCTTTTTAATCAATGCGGTTGCATATTCTTTGAGGAATCGGTCATCATATACTTGCGTGTATGTATTTGGGTCAACAATACGATAGCATTCAACAATGATAAAATCGCCAGGGTCGAATACATCTTCCCAATTGCAATGAATTTCTAGCTTATCTGTCTTACGATTATATGCGAATGATCTATCACCGACAAGAAGCATGTCGAGCATTGACAAATATTGCTTCATCTGAGTGTAGTAAATCATATCGGCCGACAAGAGATTATACATGTCGTTCATACGGAATTGGTAAATAACATCAAACATATTGTTTGCGTTATTCATACCTGAGCTAGGTCCATTGACTGGAAGCACTCTAATTACACCGATGACGGCATCTGGGATGGATACATATCCATTCTGAATATCACCTGCGGTGTAAAAATTCGTCGTTGCTAATGCTCTACTGAATCCAGAATTTTGTCCAGTGACAGTCTCTGCCGATTGGAATGTACCAGAAACTTTAGACACACTCAAAGTTGTACCGCTGATTGATACTACTTTGCAAGATGCACCAGAAGTTGCGCCTATAAGCGTTTCACCGTCTTCAAAAGAAGGTGTAGAAAGGCCAGAAAATCTTAGGGTTGCGCCAGTTACTTGATGCTGGAGATAGACTCTCTCTACACCATCAAAATGAAACTCTTGGAAATACTGTAATGCATCATCGATACGATCTTGTATTTGATCGTCATCAACGTTGATTTCGATTACTGGAAATCCAAGTCTGCGAAGACAGTAATCGATTAGTCCTTGTCTTGATGAAATTGCCATTTGTATTCCTCTTTCGGACTATTTATATTACGCCCCGCGCAACATACAACCGTTAAACCAAGTAATAGCCGGATTGTTAACAGCAGTAACATTTAAATTTCCGCCAGAACCTTGTTGGACATATATTTCAAAATAATCAGTAGAACCATTAGCATATACTAATGAACTAACTGTCATGGCCCAAAAGTTTGCTGCAATTTGTGTGCCTTGTTGGTTTGTGCCACGCTTGTATTCTGCTCCGTTTTTATAAAGAACGATCATCATTTCACCTGTGCCAGATGTTCCATCAAAACGAACCTCAGCATTTAATTGATAGTAACCTGCTACTGTAGGTGTGAAACGTGAACTGGCAAAGTTGTTGTTAGTATCAAATTCTTCGGTTTGGAATAACACCTTTTGCTGTGAACCGCTGGTAATTGTTTGCACAGTAGCGGCTGCATAAGCACTGAATGCTGGACCGTTGACCGCTTGTTTCCCGCCAATAGTTATACTGGAGGTTTCAACTGAATCGAAC